TCAATTAGAAGGTGTTCTGCCTTTCACTAGTCCACCACCAATATTTGTGATAGTAACGTTGCCTTGATAAATAAACCCAGCTAAACCAACAATACCGTTTTCAAGGTCTGATTCACTAGCTTTACCATTCTCACCAACGTTGCCGCCATCACCAGCTACTAAACCTGTTCCATCTGCACCATTGCCAACAATAGATAATGTTGCTGTTGTACCAGCAAGGTTTACAAGAGTCTTTCCTTCAGGTGCAGTTTGACGGATGTTACTGCCACCAGTACCCAGCGGAATACCGCCACCGCCTGCACCAACAGCATAGTATTCTTGATCACCAATTGAATATTGCGATTTACCAGCTGCGCCGCCACCGCCACCGCCTGCAATCAAACCATAGTTACGTACATCAATAAAACTACTGTCATTCTGTGCAATGATAGCTGTACCACCATCACCCACCATAGCTACATCAGCATCATAGTAACCACCAGAACCGCCAGTACCATATATATGACCATAGTTAATGATTTGACGACTAGAGCCAGCCAACCAACTTCCTGAAGTGACAGCTATAATAGTGACGTTCGCTGAAACAACGAAAATAGCTCGTGTAGCCGCTGTAGGCGCGCCGTAAGTCTGAATGAATAGTTCAAGTAAGCTTACGTTAGTAAGATTCTGATCGATATAAACAACTTGACCGTCTAAATCATTCTGGTTGTTGTAATACGGATAAGGATAGCTGTTTAAGTTCTCAAGATCAGTATTTGAAGCACCAAAACCAGTAACTTCTAAATAAGCAAAACGTTCGCGTTGACCCGGTGTATTTGGACTTACATAGTCAAAACGGAAGTTGATGACTGTTCTACATTCCTGTAAGCCGTCTTCTAATGGGACTATTTCATTATAAGTATCTAATAGGCGAATAGTTGTGTCATCTTCACCATTTGGATTTTCTTTCTGTCCTTGATATTGAGCAGAAATACTAAGGATATCAGACATGCCAATTGGTAGATACACCTGAGCATTATAGTCTGCGTAAACCGTTCTAACCTTTAGAGTCTGTTTAATAACTCCATTCGGCATGATATGAGCGCTGATATTTTCAACTGTATGCTTAACCTGCCAGTTTTGGGGATCATCTGTATAAATCTTCGGGTTTATTGTGGTCTCAGGTGTTAGAGTCCTATATAGAAGTCGAAAATCCTTTCTCATTACATATTGCGGATGTGGATTTAACGCATCCAAATGGTCTTGGTCGGCCTTAATACGCGCATTACGTTCGTTATCAATTATTGATTGAACGATGTCCACCGCAGCATCTAAATCATCTTTACCTGCCAATGCATCAAATAATTGACGACGTTTCTCTGGATCTAAAGCAATTCCTCTAAGCTCAAGTAGGTTTGCCAGTTCTTCTTGTATTGTATTGAGAAAATCTGGAGTGAGATAAGTTGCATCTTGGCCACTCAAATCAGAATTATCATGAAAGCCCACTTTGCCAGCTCCATTTACGTCTGGACGTGCGTTTACACTATCAATTCGTTTCATACTTGTTCCTCAACAATGTCATACCGCAAATAAGCAGGTAAATAATTTTTAATAATGCAGCCTATATCGGCTTTAACTGGCGCTTTTAAGGTGAGTTTGACTTTAAACCGTAGGCTTTCTGTGTTGACTGGAGCCGTACATGGTGCGGTGCATTGAATCGGTGTGTAACGTAATAAATCAATCAACTCAACGCCGAAAAGCTCCAGTAGTTTTTCTAAATAAGTCCGATTAAGCACGTTTTTAGTCTTTTGAACCCATTGAATAATCTGTAATCTTTCTTCAATGGTTTTTGATCCATTTACTGTGCATTTGAGTGGCAAACCTAAAGACTGTTCATATTCATCTAATAATTCAACTGGAATGCCTTCTATAAATGAAAGCAATCGCTTTGCATCCATGTCAGCTTGAGCCAATACCTTTGCATGAGCGTTGATATCAATTGCAATAACAGTGTCTTGTGCATTGTCATAACCACCAACAGGAAGTAATTGACGAAGTACTGAAGCATATAGTTCTACGGTTTGTTCAAATGTCATGCGTAATTCACCGTCAAATTACCAATACGAAGCCAACCAGTAATTAGGTTGGTACTTGTAGGTGTTTGATTCGTATTAGGCGTAATTTGTACATCAACCACGCCAACCAGTTCTTTAATACGACTGATTAAAGTTGTGATCACGAAAGTTTCTGCTGGCTTTAATTGCCCGACATATTCACGTACAACTTGCTCAACAACATCTAAACCAACAGAACCTGTTACTAGAACAGTAAGGTTTATATATTCTTTAGTTGGTGCATAAGCTCTAACATCTGCCCAGAATCCTGAATAATCATCTAAAGCAGCCTGAACAGCAGCCAATAAAGCAGTACTTGGTGAGTTAGGTGGATTACCAGCTGCTGTTACCGCAACATCTAATGAACCAAGCCCCCGACGTTTCGGAAAAATAAAAACATCTGCAACACCTGATACATCTTTAACAATTCGCTCTAGATCAGCTTCACGGTCACGGATTAAGCCAAGGGCTTCTTTCGCTTGCATACGTTGACGCCAAGCTTCAACGTCCTCAACGTCCACGCCACCAGACATTTCAATTACATCGACCTGTGATGCAACACCAGCTAAAGGGCTAACCCATAACAATTGTTGACCATCAAAATTCCAACTCACGCCAGCCTGTTCAGCAATGACTTGAATTTCTCTAGATTTATTTGCACTCAGTTGCTCTTTGTACAATGTGAGCCAGTAGCGACCTTTGCCATCTGTAATTTTTGTACCTGCTGGAACAGTTACAGATGTATTTGAAATCGCTTTGACACGTCCTGCTGCTTTAGAGCCACCATTACGTGGACAGTCCAACCGCACAGCATGTAAATAAAGGAAAGGCTCATCAGCTGTTGCAACAAACATCTGTTTTTGAATATAGATTTGATGATGATACAAACCTTCAACTACTGAAGCTGTACCATCGGCGCGAATTGCAGCATCTGAGTCATCATTAATTGTTAAACCAGTCTTATTTCTAATTTCCTGAACAATATCCTGACGAATTTGAGAAAAACTTTTTGTCGAAAATGCCATATCAACCACCTACAGCCACAAAATATGGAATTGTCTGCTTTTCGCCAGTGAGCTTGGTTACTTCGATAAGCAAATCAACTTGGCTCTGCATTGTTTGAGTAGCACTTACTACAACTGAAGCGAGTCGATCTGGCACTAAGTCAGATAATGCTTCTTCAGCGTATTGTTGTTCTAATTGCACAATACGTGGCACATCTTTAGAACGACGAAGTGTGTAAGAACGGCTCCCAAGATTCGGATCCTTCCAGTACTTGCGACGATGTATGTTTAAACGCTGACAAACAGCCTGCACCACATCATCTTTAAAAGCCTGATCAAGGCTGAGTAGTACATAATCTTTCGTTTCTAAATTAATAGTTCCCATAACTACTCCATAGGTTCTGTTGGTAGTGGGCTGTTGCCATGTTTATGGTCGTTATAAACCTCACGCATTTCTTGCATTGATCCTGTTTTATCTGAAATGTTTTCTGTGGCTTTGATATAGCCATCTACGTCGACATTTCCTTTCATTTTGATGCCATCTTTTTTGAGCCAGATTGAATGACCAAATTGATCGTAAATGCAGGTTTCACCTTCAGAAACATTGATAACTACAGTGCCACCTGTAGTTGCAATGACAATTGAGCGTGAAGTTTTTCCCTGAAGCGGAAGCACCACAACACGTGAGCCTTCAGGTATGTAAGAGCTAAAACCTACTTGCTGAAATAATTCGATTTCCTGAAGGGTTTCGTCAGGTAAACCTGTTAACTGAAGTACTTTTGAACCACCACGCGCCACAATACCTTGGAATGACTGTCTGATTTGGCCTAAAGCCTTGTTAATTTGGCGCTGCACCATCTGAATCATTTGTTTTTCTCCTTTAAAATTAAAGGATTTGCCCAGTCGCCTTGGCGCTTTAGCAGCAGCTTGGTGGTTTTGCCTTCTTGACGCGATAAATTAAAAGTACAGCCCACCACAGCCCATTTCGCGGTAGCTCGGCTTAAAGCATTGGTTTCAAGGTTTACATACCAGCCAGTAGACCAAAGCTTTCCATCGATCTGCCAGTCTGGAACAACAGCAATCAATGTATTTGCTTCAAAATCATTATCTTTTTTAATTTTCTCAAGCGCTGCATCAGCTTCAGCTTGTGTTTCAGCATCACTCAAAGTAACTATTTTCAGGCGATTAAAGCTGTATTGGGTTTTTGCTGTAGTTTCAGAAAGAATGTGTTGACCGTTACCATCCTGACTAAGCACTTTGATTTCACTAAAAACATTTGAAACGTCATTTGTGTATTGCAGACTTAAAACGTTGTTATCGTTGTTTAAAGGTTTAATTAACTTTAATGGAGTTTTAACGTAATACGGATTTGCGAATGGATCACCAACTACTAGCTTGCCGTCTGGCTCTAACCACACATGTTGACCTGTGACCTGTGCAGCTTTAATAAGTGCATCCCACAATGACTCGGAAGGCTCTATTGATACTTTGTTCTTCAGCCAAGAATTATTTTGAATAGAAATGTCGTGGAAGAGTGAACCAAGGTCACCATTTAAAATAAAGCGGCCAATAAGCTCTTCAAGAGTAATTTGACGGCCATTAAAGATAGGCACAGAGCAATCAATTAATTGGCCTACAAGATCACGGCCAGATATCTCAAGGCCGTAACCGTCACGGTTAATTCCTTCCTGCACTCGGTCTGCAATTGATGTAAGAATTAATTGATTCGCAAAATAAAGCTGAACAGGACTACCACCTGAAATACCTTCAGGTAATGGCTGACCGTTTTTATGAAAAAGATTCAGGCTCCAGTTCTCAGCTGGAGTATCGATCTGATTGTCTACAACAGCATTATTCCAGCCTGCAATCTCGTATCCACCAATGACCAGCTTGATTTCATTGCCTTGGTTATCTTGCATAAACTGTGACCTCCATACCTACCTGAAGGACAGCTGGATTAATCAAATCCTGATTTAGACGCAAGATTTCATCTGCACGGCTCATGTCTTGATACAAATAGTGAGCAAGCCAATGCAATGTGCATGGTACTGGTACACGTACTTTCGTAATCGGTGGTCGTGTTTCTATTAACTCCTGAATCTGAAGGTGTATTTGGTCAGCGGCTTCTTTATAAACCTGAATCTGAGCAATATTTTCAAATGAAGAACCTTCACGCTCTTCATTAATAGCCCGTTGTAATGCTTTACGGACACTTTGACGGACCACTGCAAGCTCCATCGGATTGAAGCTTATTGTGGTGTTTTCAGCCATTTCTTTACGTGTAGTGCTTACAACTTGTTGAGCAACAGCAATATTGCTGGCGATATAGGTTGCACGCCATGTCTGTTGTAACTCTGGAGACTCATCATTCTGAAAAAGTTTTTCAAAACGGTTCACACGGTTAATGACATCGCGCCACTGAGAGATAGCAGAAATATTGGTGTCAAAAGTGACTAGTTTGGTAATGTCATCAACTAATCCCACGGCCCAATCTTTGGGTGACAAAATATCCTCTACGCCTTCTTTGACAATACCCATGTATTTACGGGCAGTTTCTAGGCCATTGCGGATGCGATTGACTGTTTCAAACAGTTTGTTGTTATCAGAGAGTTTAAGATTATCTAGAGCCTTTTCTAGTGCGCTGGTCGGTGTATCAACAATCTTGCTTGGAGCAATAGTTGTAGGGGTAGAAACAGGAATAAATAAAGGTTTTTCTTTAGTTTCAGCCTCAACAAATTCAATGGCAATAGAACAGAAATCGACATTATTGGCATCATGCTGAATACGGTACGAGTTCACATGAACATTCATAATGCCGTGAATAGGATGAATTAATTCGCCAGCCCCAGTCGCGCTGAGTGCGGCAATTAACGCATCCATCGATTGCTTATAGTCAGATCCAGAATAAATAGCATTAATTGAATATCGAAGTGGTTCGTTACCCATATCTTCAATTGATGCTTTGTTTGAATATGGAGCTTGTTTGATTGCAAGCGTTTTAGACATACCATCGTCTACAGACGTGCATTCAAAATGAACACCACGAAAGCTTGCGTCTTGAAGATCAGTATCCCAGCCCATAAAAAAACCTCACTATTGTGAGGCTATTCTGTGAAATGTCTGGCCTTGATATAAGGCGGAAACGCTTCCGCTTATTTTTTCTGAAGATAGAATGGCGGAGCACCATGTCTTGCTTCTTGAGTTGCTGCATTGTGGGAAATGGCATCAAGAAGTGAACCACCGCCATTAAATACCATAGGCTTATTTTGACCAGTGACATTGATTAATGCGTTAATCCTATTAATCATTTCTTGACTCAATTGATTTTGCTTTTGTTGCTCGGCAATTAATTGACTGCTTTTTTCTTCAGCTGAAGCTTGTTGGGCTTTACTTTGCTCAATGGCTTGCTGCACAAAGTCTGGACGATCACCACCTGAGCCAATACCGATCTTTGCAAGCAGGTCGCTGACAGTCTTATATCCAGCATCATCAATAGGTTTAAATAACTCAAAGCCAGTGTAAGCAGCACCAACAAGACCTGCTGTTTTTGCTGCGTTTGTAGCTTTGGAAGCTAAACCACCTCTAGTCCCTGTAGGCAGATCTGGAACTTTACCACCACCCATACCTCGGAGAGTCAAAGCTGCTGCACCAGCTGCTAAAGCAAGACCACCAACTGCTACAGCAGCACCATAGGTAACACCAGCCAAATTTTCGTTTTCTGAAGCAGTTTTAATTAATGTTTCTTTGAAATCGCCCAATGATCCAGACACAGCATCATATGCTTTAGACTGTGCAAAAAGTTTTTCCTGATTTAATGCTTGATCTTTTGCCCATTCTGTCTGGCTAACCATTGAATAATCAGCAGCAACTGTACCCGCGGCATTAGGTAATTGCTTTCTTAAATCATTTAAAGTGTCTTTGTTATAGACAATACTTAAAGCAGCCATGAGGGCCTGTTGATCGGCAATAATATTACCGATTTCCGAACCCATGGCAATATTGCTCATGTCCTGTAATGCAGCAGTACGTGTCTCTGAGTTAGAAGACATGGCTTGCTTTTTAAGCTTTGTATATTGAGCATTCCCAGCAAGTTGTCGTTCTAATAATTTAACAAATGCTTCAACACCATAGACGCCTTGCTCACGCTGCTGAATAGAATAAGTACTCCAATCAAATACCTGAGATGGTTTTTTCTTTCCATCTGATTTTGTCGGGTCACCTGTTTTTGTTTTGACTGCATCAGCAATAGCTTTACTGAATTCTGCACTTGATAGTTTTTGTAAAAGGCCAACCATATTATTGCCAGCAGCATCAGGTGTAGCCGCTGTTTTCATTGCAATTTGGTTCATTGCAACCAGTTCGACAAAGCCTTTTTCGCCACTATAACCAGCTGCTCTTGCCAAGCCCATCTGTTGAGCAAGCCATTTTGCTTGGTCTTTATACTCAAAACTACCTAGCTGCCCACCACGAACCGCAATATCATGACCACGTTGCAAATCAGTAAGGCCAAACTCCTGCATTCGCGTAGTTAAGGAGGCTGCATCAGTTGCAGAAGCGCCTGTTGCAAAGGCCGTTTTAACTGCAGTATTCAATGCTGGAGCTAAATTGTTAAGTTCGTATTTACCTGAAGCGATTAATGCATTTGCAGCTTCAGCAGCATCCTCACGCGTTCCACCGCCACCGCGAACTGCCGCCTTAATATATTCATTTAACTGACCACGTGCCGCCAGACGTGCCTCTGGTGTCATACCTTGACCACCTGTAGCAGTTGCTGCGATGTAGGTTAGTTGTTGGTCATAATCACGTGGCTTCTGTAAAGCATTAGAAAAGTACATGCCGCCAGCCATTGCACCACCAGCAACGGCAGTACCTTTCTGCCACAACGACATTGTTTGTTGCGTTGATTGGTGTGTACGCTTGCTAGATTGTTCAACCTGTCTTGCCCAGTTTGCCACTTGCTGCATTGAGCCGACTTGTTGCTTATAAAGCTGGCTTTGAATTCTGGTCTGAATAGATTGCTGTCTTAAAACCCCCTCAAGCATACGGTTGGTACGCAATAACTGATCACCTACACGAGCCGTATTCATTGTTGCTTGTGTACCAGCTTTTACACCATTCACAAATCTAGCTTGAGCAGAACTTATCTGGGTCCACTGTGTATTGATTGTAGTATTTGCACGGATTTGCTGATTATTGAAGCGATTCATTTCCTGAAAAGCTTGCTGGCCTTTAATCTGCAATGTAAGTGAGACAGTTGAATTGCTTCCGCTCATAACTTAATCCTGTGACTTCTTAGAATGTTTACGCACTGTTGAGACATAAGTTTTTGCATGCGTTTTTGCTGAGGTTTGAGGGGGTACTTCTGGCTCCTTATTAAATACTTGAGGGGATGAAGGCCGCATATTGCCAAGAAAAGCTAATGCAATATGTAGAGGCAAATTAATTGCCTCTACATAAGGAATACCAATAGCCATCAAAGCTTTAATTAAAAGGACACGTCCAATTAATTCGCGGCTTTCACCTTTGCCTCAAGTTCAGCCTTTTTATCGAAGAAATGGGTTAAATTAAATTGTGATGTTTGTGCGATTTCATCATATGTAGGTTCATATTGATTGCCATTTGAATCAATTAACTTAACCATCGCAACTACATCAGAAATAGATACATATTGCAGTCCAGTGATTTTCGACTGAGCTTCCACATATTCAAGTGCTGTCAAATCGGAAATAATAAACTTGGTGCACTTAATTTTTTTCTTATTGCGTTCTAAGTTAATCGCAACAGGCAGATCATCTTCAATAAATATTTTTTCCATTTTTTACCTACAATGTTTCGTCAATATAATCTAAACAGAACAACTGAAGCTCACGAACTGTTTCGCCATTCAAGTCATAAGTGGAGCTTCTAGAAGTGACATTACAGTCAATAAAAGTCTCTCGGTAATTCCCTGAAGGTGACTCGATTGAAATTCGGGCATCCTCAACATTTAGCCATTGCACTGTGTCTTTTCCATCTGGAATGATTACAGTTGCAGTAAGTTCATAAGTCGTAATACCTTTCGCTTTATATTTCACGCGTTGTTCGCGGTTCATCGTAGGGATTGGGCGGTTCCCAGTCACAACATTTGTACCAAGCCGTGAAACGTCATAATCAAGCCCATTAAAGCTCATTACAATTGAGCCAACTGCTTCTTCAGACATTGTGTGTCTCTCTTTTTAACGATGGCCCATTGTCAAATAACTATTCAATTAAGATCAGGCGGAAATACTTCCGCCCAATAAAAAAGGCCGCAATTGCGACCTTTTAAAAGGGAGTTGATTAATAGACATCGAGTTGTGCATCTACCACATGCATGCCACGCACCCAATGAGCAGGGATTTTGCCAATAGCCCAAGTTTTGTTGTTTTCGTTCTGAATAACAGTTAATTGATCTTTCGTCGCTTCAACATTTTCAAGGATTTCAGCACGATCAAGTTTCAGAAGTTCAGCCAACATAACCGAGCGAACATTACGTCGAGCAGCTGCTGTATTTTTGCGGCGACGTTCTTTACGCAAAGCCGTGCGAATAACTTTACGTGTGTAATCAATAACCAACGCGCCATTAATATCCAGCATGATGTCATCTGCATCACCTGAATCTGGATTAATACGGAATGTAGAAATTGCGCGAACAATTTCAGGCTTGCCGTCAGCGCCAGTTTCGATCATGCAAACGCCTTTGTTTAAAGCAGCATTGATACGTTCAAACTTCAGCTTGTACTCATCAGAAACAGGCGTTACACCTTCAAGATTTACACCGTTGAATGGTAAAGCTGGATCGTTTGAGTCTGCCAAAGCTGCTGCCATAGCTGCTGCAAGTTCAGGTTCTTGACCTGTTGCACCGTGATAGCAAACAACAACAACACGGTAGCAAGTCTTCACAGGAGCTTGGTCTGCAAACGTTTCAGCAGCAACAATGTCTGTGAATGGAACCACCAAAATTGCTGGCTTTTGGTTGATAGCATCACTTACAGATGTTAAGTGATCAATCCATGCAGCTGTATCAGTTCCAGCAGCTGGAGGAGCTGATACGGCAATAATGGTGTGGCCGAGTGGCGCAATGGTATCGAGGGTGTTTTGAAGAGTCATGATGTTGATCCTTAATTAATATGTAGCTTGCTCGAAATAAAAGTTAAGCCAGATGTCAGCAAAAGCTTCAGCAGTCATCACTGTGTCAGAATCTACAGACTCTTGTGTGAATCGTTTAAATCCGAAAATCGGGACATTACTGACTTCGCCCTTTTCTTCAAGATCAAGCTGCTTAAACATCGCGCTAACAGCATTAATGCCTGAATTCGATTTAGTAAATAAGAACGGTGCAGACATAAATGCAAGAGTATTACGTCCACCACGCCTAGACTCGGCCTGATTTGCTTGCATGTCTTTCGGCATACCATTTCCATTGATGTTTGCTAGCAACCACGACTGAACATCAATCGAGTTTTCATAGTTCATCAACTTGTTACCGATGACATAGCTGTATATTGCAAACGCATGATAATGCAGCCAGATTGTCTGTGTGTATCGAGCTGACTTAGCATCATTCACATAGTTCTTACAAACCTGATAGTTTGAATGAACATTTGTGAGCAAATTATCAATAACAGTCTTAATACTATTATCTGTATCAAGCCCCATCTTGTATGCCAAAGCTAAAACACGATAGCCTGCCAAAATAATATTGCCTGCCCCCACATCAGAACCCGAGCCGACATTTCCGATACCCCCCTTTGAGTTGTAATAGATTACAAATTCTGCTGCTAAAGGCTGTATCAAAGCTTTTAAAGCATCGACTCTTGCAGTGTCTCCATTTTTAAGATAGTAAAAATAAAGCCACTGCAAAGCTGGAATCGTATTACGAGTCCCAAATGATAATGAAAAGGTTCCATTCTTCCACGCAGTCCCTAGATTAGAACCGAATCGCGCATTTGTTGAAGCAATAAACTGTGTGTAAATTTCATCAATAGAACCGCTGTTAAATGCTAGTGCTGAAACAATTTTTGCAGCATACATTTTAAGCGTGTCATTTGAGGCTGGTGCATAGAAGTCTTCCCACCACTCATCAGCGCCAGACACATATTCAGCCATACGATTAAGTAGATTTCTACGTGTCACAGCAATACGCTGTCCAGTACCCAAGAAACCAGTCGGCTGATTATACGCACGATCACATATCGTTTTCGGATCTGTAAGATTTGACTTAAGATCAATCAGAAAGCCATGAACAAACGCCCAATTTTTTTCATAATCCCACGTAGTAGCCGATTCGCTAGTTGGTTCTTGAGTGAAACCAATTCGACACTGATAATAAGATGTTGTGAGTACTTGGCCTAAATACATGTCACGAATCGGGCCGTATGCTACAGTGTCACCGCGGTTGTTATCACCGTGATAATACAATGGCAGAATATTTACTGTGCCGTTTTTGCTATACGTGAGAGTACGATAGAAGTCAGACAATGATGCGGTCACAGGATTTGTAGAACCTGCGTTTGAAGTCACGTCTGAGTTATAAATCTCGCCCATTAAACCGCAAATTGCCGTACCATCTATCAGATTTTGACAGATAATTGCAGTCTCAATCTTTACTTTTCCGGCTTTGAATATTTTTGTTCTAGTCCGCGCTTTAAGCTGATTTGCAGCTAACGTTGAAACAGCTTGATTGTAGACAACCGTTTCAACTTCAACAAAATTATCTCCGCTGCTTACAAGCTTAATGCTTGAATCACCTGAAAAAACGTATGATGACAAATTAAAAGCACGGATTCTTGTGCTGTATTTGATGTTGTGTGTAGTAGAGCCATTTACAATCGATTTTAGATAATAACTATTATCTTTAGTGAAATAGTATGTGAAGCCATCAAAATTAATTGAGTACCGATTATTTACAGAATCAAATACAAGTTCCGGTTTAATTGAATCACGAACAACTTGCTGATAAGCACGCACAACATAGCTTTTCTTCTCATTAATTGCTAATGAGTCATAAATTACAATTGTGCCTGATCTTAATGATCCATCTGCATAAAAACCCGTGGACTTATCAAAACGGTGATTCACGTGATATTCATCACCAAATTGACATTCATACTCATTGCCGGATTCATCTAAAACAATTAAGTGCTCGTTGCTTGCAACTTCACCGTAATTAAAATTTACTTTTAATTCAATCGGCTGGTTAGTTAAAGCAACGCCAGTGCTATTTTTCACATCTGCAATGTACTGCTTAAAGTCTAGATTTGTCACATCAAGCACCTTTGGCTTTTCAAGCACATAAGTTTCTAAAGTAGATGTATGATTACCCGTAAAATCAACAACTAAAGAGCCTTTATTCAAAAGAATCTCATCAATATTTTTTGTTAAAGTTGAGTTTCTTTGGATCGCAAAAATGTCTGATTGAGCGATTCGCGGAATTAGATAACCATCCGCTGCCTCAGCATTGTTCGGCAAACCAGCGGCTGTTAACACAGATGTCGGCACGTAAAATTGCAGATATCCACCGCCATGACTTGAGATAGCAATATTGCTTGCGGTTTCAAGATTGTTTTGAGTGCGACTTTCAAAGATAGCGTTTTTATCAAAAACATTATACTTATCAACTGCTTTGTCAAATGCATACGCATAATACTGATACTGAATACGCCAGCCATTTGTTCCCGCAACAACAACTTTAGTAAAGTCAGCACTATTCATGCTCAATTTTGACCATAGATCAGTCTGCACATTATTCGATACAGACTCATTCGGTAAAAGAACAATAGAAGCTGAGTTTTCAGAGTTGTTATCAATAGAAACAGTTAACTTATTCGTTTCACTTGTATTTTTGACACTTTTAATGAGCATTTTTGATACTTCTCTTAATGTCAGATTTGCGTCCGATGTAATCGTCTTATCTAGCGTATTCAATGAAGCTATTAATGATGAAAATAACGGTGATGTTTTTAAGTTTATGTATTCTTTAGATAAATCTAAAGCATCATAACTACGTGTATAATTAGAACCATCCCAGATATAAGTACCACGTAAATCTGGATTAGGGTCATTATTTCGTACTGAAACATTAGCTTCAGTAGGCACATAACCGATCATTTCTGCATAGGTTGCGAATGATTTGTCAGCACCATTTGCTATAGAAAAAAGCCCAAATTCAACATTGTCAATTCGCTCATTTTGAGCGTCATCACGTGCTTGGCTAGCTTGACTTGCAGATGCAACTGAAGCAGGTGTAGCAAAATCAGACTCATTTTTTAATGCAGCAGAACCAAGTTCAGACTTAACAAAATCAGCAATTTGTCCAATTTCGGCTTGTTTTGTTTCATCGTTTTGGACTACTGGAGTTACATCAGTACGCGAAACGCTTGACGTTCTTTCCAGTTCACTGATCTTAGTGCCTGGCACCTCAATCACGATTTGTTGAGCCATACTTTACTCCGGTTCAATCAAAGCGCCACCTTCAGTCTGAAGTGCAGAACCGCTTTCAGTTTGAAGAGCTGCTTGTGTTTGAACACCTTCAACTGCAAGCGCTACAGCTTGCACACTAACAGTACGATTAGTTTTGACAGCAGCTGTAATCATTCGCCCAGCTTGTGAGTTAGCACCAAACTTGGTATCAGCATCAGCTTTGTCATAAACGTCGACTGGCGTAAATTGCTCTGACAAAACATCCAGCGTCACAAATAAAACTCGCTGATCGTTAAGGGGTAAACCCGTCCGCTGAGTATTGATATTGACGCTGGTGTATACGTCTGGAACTTTAATATTTGCAGAAATAGACATAGCTTAATTTTCCTGAAACTCAACACGATCCGAGGCATCAACAATGCCGTCGTTCGGTTGAAAGTAATAATCGACTTGAACACCCAGCAGATCGTCAACAGTCTCAGCTTCTTCACGGTCTCTGTCAGAAGCCGTGATGGTGTATTGGGTATTGAATTCTTGAGAAAGCACGCTGACAGACTGTCTGCGTGTTGTTGTATTAAAAATTGTTCTGGTATGGCCTAGCTCTAATGGCGCTAAACCTTTCACTTTGACACTTGATAAATCATTACCAATTAGCAAGTTATGAACGAGGCTCAACATCTTAAAAGTTCCAATATCGCGGCCACCGCCTAAGCGTTGAGCTTCTTCATTACGTACTGATCTTGCGCCAACTAAAACAACTAAATTAATGGGATAAACAGTTTTGTTCTCACTAATTTTGCGAGGTGCACCTGAACTTTTAAAAGTCACCCAAATAGCAGGAAATGTTTCGATAAAAGCTAAAGTTTCATCATCGAACTCACCACCATAGGTTTTGATTTCACGTATCCAAGGCCATGCTTTCGTTTCAATCTGTTTTGCCATGACATCTTTCATGCCTTGCACAACAATACCAAGGTCAAGATTTACCATCCGCGACCTCCGAAATCATTGCGCCCGACCTGAAACATCACATTATTTGAGGAGGTTTTAACTGGCTCAGACTCACCAGCTGGAGCATTACCAAGACTGACTGTGCCTTTTGCGATTTCCTTTAATGTTTTGATCGCATCGTCGTAACGTGTACGAATTGGATCATTTTCAGAAAATGCTCCAGTGCAGGCATGGTAGCGAGCCATGTCACATGCAATGGATTCTAAAAATGGCGGAACTGTTTGCAACGGCAGCTTATAGCGACCAACAAGATAGCCCTCAATTTGAGAGTTAGCATGTTGTAAAGCCTTATTTAGCTTGTCATAGTTAATGACTTCCAAATATGGGGCTTCATTATCAGTGAGCTGAATAAGTTCACGCTCACCAAACTTCGCAATCATCGCAGCTGCCGTTGCATACATGGCTTACGCCTCCTTACCAGTCGAGCCGTAAATGGTTTGCCAGAAGCCATAACCAGCAGCACCACGCGCTTCAGCACCAAAGAAGAAAACGCCTTCCATAAATACAGATGGAGATTCCATATTGGTTTGTGAAACAAATACTGGTTTTTTACGCACCTGATATACAAAAGGTTTTACAGGTTTTGTGTTGTCCAACAAGAACCATGCATCGTCATCAGTCAAACGTGTTGACACTTGTACCTTAGCCGTACCCTTGTAAGGGTTTGGCTTACCATCTTCCAAGCGGTCAACAGTCATCAAAGCATTGGCTACATCTTCCTGTGCTGGAGGCACAAGTAAAATATTCGGCTTAACATTCAGAGGACGACCTGATTCGTCTTTGAATTTCATCATAGTGGTGCGTGCTACACCGTATGAGGCTTGAGCTGCTGCTAATGAAGCAATCGAGAGTTTCTTGGTGCCTTTATTGCTAAAGGTCAATTTGCCAACTTTATGACTTCCTGAAATCATCGGTTGACCGTCATAACATTTAGCCGTGAATGCTTTATTTACAGCTTCAAAAACCAATTCATCTGGATGCTGCTTTGCAGACCAAGCAGCAGATTCAGCTTGCGGCTTGTAGATTCCCATTTGGTCATCTTCAATATCGTTACGACGCACTTCAATCGTTGCTGCGTAGTCTTTGTTACGAATGACATAGTCATATTCTGCAAGCTTGGTAATGTGTTTTTTACCGATCCATTCCTTCATCTGAGGGAAATTAGCTAACCAGCGATAATCTACATATGCACCATTGCTTGGAACAACCATTGCAATAGCTGGATATTCAACTTCAACTTCGTTAAAAGTCTGATTAAATACCTTACTAAGATTTAAGAAAATCGCATTTAAATTCGCGCCATTAACAATCATTCGATCCACACTCCATTTTCATCTACACCAACAACACGACCAGCTACTGACAAAGTTCCGCCAGCATCTGTTTCGGCTACTGTTTCGCTATTTTCGATATAGCAAGGCTTGCCAAACGATGCCTGAGTCACAGGATCAGTCGCACTGTTAGCAAACAAGAGTGCATCGTGAGTACGTACTAAAACGTATACGTCACCATTGCCGCCATCAGTGTTATCAACGCTATCTTCATAGCGACCTAAATAAGTTAGACCCGTTGCGGCAGTTGCTGTAACTGCATAACCAGTGGCATCAACAACTGCAATATATCCCGCCACTACCGTTGCACCAGCTTTGACTGGCACATGAATCAAACCGACTTCACGACGCTCAGTTTGTCGTTCTTCTTGAGTTAAAATACTGCCCATAATTATTTAGCCTCGTTCCAGTCAACACCCATTAAATTACCGACAGCTAAAGTCTCATCAGATACTTGCTGTTGGTTAGGCTGGTTATGTTGGTGAGTAGTAGTTTGCTTTTGAGTTAAAGCAGCAATTTTTGGCAAAGCAGCAAGTTGTGCCTTCACAAAATCAGGATTGGTTTCTGCCTGTTGCTTGTACCAAGCAATTGTCACTTGACCTGTCAATCGACCATCACTACATGCAGCATCAATGAGGTCGTTAATTTCTTTAGCTTTGTTGGCTGCTTCCGCTGCACCAGCCTGATTTACAGCCTCTTGATATACAGCCATAGGTACATATTGAGTTGGATCAACAACTGCTTGATTATTTGCAGCTGTCTTAACTTCAATCGCTTTGGTAAATGCAGCATCCAGTGTTTGTTCACCAGAGACAGTAGTTCCAAACGCAGTATCAAATTTGCCAAAAGCACTATTTGCAGCAGCAATCGCTTCCTGCTCAGTTGCAGTTTCAGACAAACCGATTTTTTTAAGCATGAGCTTTAGAAACTCATTCATTGTTGAATCCTCACGGTTTTGAGACAAAAAATCCTGTGCCGCTGCTGCAAGTTTTGCAGGCGGTAGAGAGTCGATATTTGGGGTGTTGGTTAGTGCAACGTTAATGAGGCCATGAACATCCCCAGTTGCGTCGTATAAAATGAATGGTGAAAGGTATTTGTATTCTTCAGCTTCAATATAGTCTTTGGCTTTTTTAGTCCATGACCAATTGTTAGAACATAGACCTACACCATCCACATATTCAAAGCCACCAGCTCGCAGCCAACCTGAAGCTGGAGCTTCTTTGCCTTCTTGTTTTGCAGCAATAATTGCATGCTCATAATCAACGAGCATATCAATAGTTCGAGTATTGAGTTGAGCTGCTAATGCGCGACCATTTTCTGGTGTTAAACGCCAGTAAGGTGCATCAAACGGGCGACCATCAATGCCTTTAAAAATTCCTTCAGGAATAAGCACCAACTTATCAGCAGATAACTTTATGTCGAAAGCGCAAAGGGCTACGAGTAATTTGTTCATAACATCGACTTTTAAAACGATGGTATGAGATTAGAATGAGGGGAGAAAAAAGATCAGGCGGAAACACTTCCGCCCAGTTTTAGAAATTAAATAATTGATGCCAGTAATGGTCTACATCATCAAATATGGCAAGCTCTGCCTCATGTTGTAAATTGCCTTGCTCATCCATTGGTAAAAATGGTCTTGCAGGAATATCTCCCCAAGGAAGCGGCCCGTTTCTTGAAGACTTACCATATTGACCTTGCTTCGCACCAAAATGCTGTGTCGGAGCTTTAGGATCATTAGTTCCAATCTCAACTTCATTGTCTGAAACACGTGTGGTAATGCTGCGTCGCAACTGACCTGATTGAAAAAGCATTTTCCCAGACTTACGACGGGCCAATGTCACAAGGCTTAAACCAGCCCATGATGGCCGACCTTCGGAGTCAAAATTGTCTTCGGTAACAGTCAAAAAGCTATTGGCAATTGAATGTCCCAAAGGTGATGTATCAAGCATTGCTTCAGCAACGCGAGTCAGCCGAGTCCTTAGCTCTCTATTGCCCAGTTCTATCGTCATTGAATCAACTCCAAACCGTCTGATTGCCAGTCTTTTTTACGCACAATCTGAGACACACCAAAAGTGCGAGTTGTTTCGCTCATTGAAAACTGCACAACATCTTTTTCAAGCACATAAAACAATAGCTCGCTTTTAGAGTCCCAAAATACTTGCTTGGCTTCAATAATTAACTGAGGCAAGGCCATCAAACGACTAACCGCAATACCTGAATATTCTTTATTAACAATAATTGCATCACTTAAAAATAAAATTGGTGATTCAAGCGGCACGCCTTTGTTATAGAGTGATTTCACGGCAGCATCCTGAAGAGAGCCAATGGTACTGGTCTCATTTCTAGGCTCAGCTAAACGCAAGGAATTCTGAACAAACTTTTCGTGGATTTTAGCCCGTGTTGGTGTATTCAATAATTCCTGAGTTTGTTTTAAACCTTTGTACGAACCCATTAAATCGGTTGCCCGTTGTGCCATTACATTATCAAGCAAGTAGCTGGTAGCTGGTGATCCATTGAAGCCAGCTGCTGGAGCAAACGTCAGCGTGCCGTCTTTAGTTGGAATATTAAATTGAGTCCGCTTGGCAACAACATTCATGCCAGTATTACGATCTGTACCAACTTTTTCATTAATTGTTCGGGCATGACCTTTGCCAGTTAATATTTCTTTGCCTTCAACCTCACGTCTGGATCGGGCAATAATACGGCATTTGCAACCCCATTCTGACGGTGGATAGGCTACCGACCAAAATGGATCGTCATAACTAAAAATCTTTCCGTTCAAGGCCACATGTTGCTTACGTGGGTTATTAATTGAGATATGACGCCATTCCCAATATGGACGAGTTTCAGCACCTGCAAGCATGGCTTTATAGCGGCCAGCTGCAAAAGCAGACTGCATGTTTGTATCGTAAATTGTTCGCAATCGACGTGGGCTGCCTAGCTGTACTTCCTGTTCACGGCCTTCGGGATTAACAACTATTTTCTTTCCCCACCAACCTTTGTCTTGAAGCGTTGGAGTAATACTAGCTTTCCATTGCTCAAGTGACTGGCCTTGCTGCATTGCTGTAATTAACGACTGGCGAATATCTTGGAGCAGATCCATACGTGCAACTTTTGCCACGGTAAATGCTTTACTGTGAGCATTATCAAGTGTTTCGTGCCAGTCCCAGCCAATCTTGAAGCCTTTCTTTTCTAAATAAGAAATTGCATCTTCAGGGGGCAATGTAAACAGAGCGTTCAGCTCTGGCCGTTGTGCTGTAGGCATTAGCTTTGCTCCGCTTGAACACTCAGACGGCCCAATACTTCACTTGCAAATATCAAGCGTGTGAGTTTTTCCTGTAATGCTGGTTCGTCATCAGCTGGATAAGCATCCTGTAAAAGCGCAAGTATCTCTTCTTCATTGCCTGACTGAATTTTTGCCAAGAGCTGCTTGGTCCACGACTCAACCGTGTCTTGTGCAATATTGGTCTGATCCTTCAGCAACAGTTGCAGGGCTTGCTCTTCAATAGGGAGCTGCGCTGAATTGGCAGCAATAATGCCACCCAACAATTGGGGCTGATATGTGTTCATTGCTAGATTAGGTGCTGGCTCTTTTTGAATACCCAATATTGGCTCTTTATCATCGGCAGGTTGTGGGATACCTAGCTTCTCATGTGCCCATGACAATGGGATTCGCATTCCCACACCAACAAGCTTTTCGAGTGATTCACCAAAGACCTGCATGTCTTCAGTATCAGACGTATCAAAGAAAAAGCTTGGATAACGATCAGGTTGAATATTTGGATAGTTCAACCGCATTAAAGAGCTGACAAGGTAATCAGTTAATGACCGCGCTAATTGTTTAGCATCAGACTTAATAATTTTTTCAAACTGAAGCTCATGTGTATTTGATTGGGCATTGGTACTGGTTTTACCATCAGCCTGACTTAATAAAGTTCCACCAACAATAATTTTTGAAGCTGTTTTCTCACACCAATCAATAAGTGACATGTGATTCTTGGTGTCACCGTCAGCAGCTGACTCAAAGTCTAGACTCATTCCATTCGGGATAATCCCTCCAGCATTACGGCCAATCGACATAACTGCACGCAGCAAAGTCATTTTTTCCTGATCGGTTGCACCTGAAGGATATTTACCAAGGCGAATAGGTAAACCGTAAACTTCAAGGAACTGCATCACATCACGAATGCCATAATTCTTAAAGATAAACGGCCAGCACAAAATTCGGTGTAACCCAGATCGGGCAATGTATCCTGATTTAGCTTTATGACGATGAATAAACCATCCAAAGTCCCAAAACTCTGCACCCTCTGGACTACCGTCATTTAGGCGCAGCTCATTGGGTTTATCGAATGGCGTCATGAAATTACGCGCCAGTTGATGCTCAAAGCTTTTCGGCAGCCATAAGTTGCCAACTTGATGCCATTCAATTTCTTGACAGCTGTAACCATGCCCAACAGCATCCATCGCATCAAACAAAAACATTTCAAAGTCTTGAATGTCCTCAATCCATTCACGAACTTCTTCAGCAATTTTCTTTTCTTGCTCAGATGCATTTTTTGGTGGCTTAACACCCCAGTCCAGACCGTTAATACCTTTCTTGCGTTTATCCATTTCGGAAAATATATGGCCGTCACGTTCTTCCATGTCCGCAAATAGGTCAGCTTGAGCTTGTAAATTGCCTTGTTCAGCATCGGTGAGTAAGCGATACAAATGCTGTGGTGTCATTCCAACCACAGGATGTTCTTGGGCCTGATTAGTTAGCCAAGCGATTTCAGCAGTTTGATTAGTTTCTAGTGCAGTACGATCTTGTTTTTTAGAAGTGCGGTCTTTTTTAGCCATGATAGATGCAAATACAATTTGAGGATTCTGCACCATTGTGAAATTTTAGCGGGCTTAAAATCAGGCGGAAATGCTTCCGCCCAATTTCATGCGCTCATTTGCGATTTAAGCGACTTTTTCTGTTTTACGGATCATTGCAGCAAAATACAAAACAAAAGCCGTAAAGAGCGTTTATAAAGATTTATAAATCTATTTTTTGTACTTGCTTCACAGCATAATAAGAATAACAACGTATTTTCTTCACAATAGGGACAAATAATGTCTGAAATGTTCAATGTACATAAAACACCTGAAATAACAAATGAGCTTTCCTCAGGTGAGTTTGAAACGATCTTCAATATCAATATTTGGAGTCGATATGATGATGACCGTGAGTTAGGAGAAATGCTTTGGTTTTGTAAATACGTAGATAAAGCAGGTCTCACTTCATATATTGAAGAATTATTTTATGATTCAAAAGCTGATATATGCTCTATTAAGTTGATTAAGCTTGAAGAAGAAGATATTGCTGAAAGTTATGAAGTAGAAGCTATCCGAGTAATTGCTCAACTGACCATTGACCAATTTGAAATTAATGGTTTTGTTGGTCATAAAAACCCATATTTATCCAACTTACTTAAGGTTGTGATTTAAATACACCCAGTCGAAATAAAACAATCATCATAATTAGGGGGAATTAGTTCCGTGCAAGATGCAATGCCACCAGAACAAAATCTAGCACCACCTAAAAGGCCTTTGTATAAGACTTGGGTCTTTTGGGTAGTTTTTTTATATTTGTTTATCATTATTTTATACACCGTAATATTTTGCTTAAGCGAAGGTGAAAACGTTTTACTCCCTTCAAATGAATTAGGTGACTTTTTAGCAGGTGCTTTTGCCCCCTTAGCTTTTTTATTCTTGATCTTAGGATATAAACAAAACAGCGAATCTATAAGACTTCAGAATGAGGAACTTAGAGCAAGTACAGAAGCTTTAAGGCTTCAAGTTGCCGAAATGCGAGAATCTGTAGAACAGCAAAAGCTTATGGGGGAATTACAAAAAACAGAGTTGGAAGAGCGACATAATGCAGCTACTCCTTTTATTTCAGCTAGTGGAGGTATACAGGTAACGGGTGATGGTTACGGTAAACAAATTTTTAAGTTAATAATTATCTTTGAAAATAAAAGCGACCATGATGCTAAAAATGTGGTCTTTCAACTTTGGCCCGGGCCATCTTTGCCGCCTTCAATTATATCTAAAAACTCTTCTCGCACATTAAGTCCTCATTTAACTGAAGAGGAAATAAATAAATACAGGTCTAATGAACCATTTGATAGGTCCATTTATTTAGATTTAGAAAATATATATGGCCGAAAATTCAGACATACATTCTTTTTACAGTGTGCTTATGTTAATGGCTCATACAATGTATATATTGAAGATTTAGGAATGACTAGAACCAATTGATCACACTAGCCCAATCATCATAATTAGAAGGAATTACTTTCGTGCAAGATGAAGAATTAAAAGCCAAACCCAAATTTTCGGGCATGATTGTATTAACGGTGGTTTACATACTTGTAATAATTATGTTTGCCATATTTGATGTTGAAGATATGAAGCAACTCAAGCCTAATGAATGGGGAGACTTCTTTGCAGGATTCTTTGCCCCATTAGCATTTTTGTGGCTAATTTTTGGATACTATCAACAAGGTCAAGAATTAAGCTTACAAGCTAAAGAACTTTCCAATCTTGTAAAAGAACAACAAAAGCAAAATAAAATTCATGAAGATCAAGTTCACGCAAAACTTATTGAATCCAAACCTATGCTTGATTTTAAGGATGCTAGTTATACATATAAGCTTTTTGGTGACCCTGATATTTTTTTTGAAGGTCATATATTCCACTTTCATATTTTAAATCATGGAAACCTCGCAAAACAAATCATAATTACGGGTAAAGGTATATCAAAAAGGGTCCATAAGTTAGATACTGATGTGCTCACCCTTATAAGCTTCTCTTATCCAGAGGATATGGATAGAGAGTTGTTTAACTTACGAGGCGAGCCATTTTCAATCGAATTAGATATTACTTACTTGGATAATAGTGGCCATGAATACCGTAATAAAATAAGATTATTTACAGCGATATTTAGACCAAGTGCAATTGATCAAGATTACAATTTGGGAATTGAAGTCCTAAATTAATAACACCCAACATCACTAAACCATCCATCATAATCATCAGGATTTAACTCCATTTCCTCTTTTGAAGGTAATGGAGTAAATTCAATTGGAGCACTCGGATTCTTTGATGCAAAGTCAGCAAGTAAATGTGCTATGGCACTATCACCATGTCGATCTTTATTATTCGAGTTAGATTTTCCCATTGCAGGTATACGTGCAACGCCATTCACCAATACAAACGCACGGTGATCTTCCATGACATCTTGATCGGCAGGCATATTCTCAATATCACCATCCTCTAGAGCGGCTTTAAAATGTGGCGTATGTTCCCGATACCATGATTCTGTAAGCATGACTGCTTCGATTCGATCCCCATGAAGTACCTGCATAGCTTCCGCCAAGAAACCACCATTACCACCAGCATCATGTGCTCCTTTACTAAAATTTGGCAGCTTGGCAACAATGAGACGTAGAAACTCTTCTTGTTGTTTATAGGGGACTTTAAACATCTCAAAAAGAAATGGGATTTTCTTCTTTGTATTTTGCTGTTCAATTAGAGGCCAAAATGAACAAGCATTCTGCTTACGCGCAAAGTCTAGGCCATAAAAACTATTTGCCTTTGGCGGCAATGCTTCCAAAAGTGGCAATAAATGCTCATCAAAAAATTCTTTGACTTCAGCATTACGAGTTTCTTCACTGACATTATTAAAATCATCCCAGCCTTTCGGAGCCTCGAAACGTATAACAGGGACAGAGGCATCTTTTTTACCCTCAAGTAGTGATAGAGGTAACCAACGTCCACCACCTTTACTTGGAATAACATCTAGCTCTTCATCTGCCGCATCACCATAGAACTTATATGTATCTTCCACCCAAGCTTCTTCTTCAGCTTTGTTGTACTTAATCTTCTTACGTAAGCAAACACGCTTATATAGACCTTGATCTACAGCTTCACGGAAAGTTGTACGGTGAACTGTGCCTTTACGCTTACCAGCTCGAATTTCTTTGATCAGTTCATTAAATGGATTATCTTCACCATCATGTGTACTAATGACTCGCACACAACCGCCCCAGATCAATAGCGCAATAGCTGCCTTTAAAAGCTCTGATTGTTGCTCATGGAATCCGTATTCATCCAGAACTACTCGACCTTGACGACCACGCAAGTTCGATGGGCGTGAAGTTAAAGCCTCGATACGTTTACCTGACTTAGGGAAGCGAATAGTGAAAGTCTGGATGTGTTTATCACCATCCTCCCAAAGGCCTTCTTCAACTTCACTACAGGCAGCATCAAATGCTTTTGCCCACATAGCGCAAGCTTGAATAAACTCAACTGTCATGTCTTTGTTGTAGCCAAGATAATAACAGTTTTGCCCATTATCACTTGCAGCATCTAATACAGCATCGGCTGCTTCAGCCCAAGTCAGACCGATACGTCGAGATTTTTCTGCTACTTTCAATGGACTTTTATCAGCAATCCATTCTTGTTGATATGGCAAGAGAACCGCTGGCACATCTTCATAACCAGCTGAGTTAAGAATCTCACGGGGATCGGTGACTTTTTGCATACTCATAATCCAATAATTCCTAGGATTTCTTTTTTAACTTCATCAACAGTATCCTTAGACATGCCGCCTTTTTTGACGATTTTTTCAACTGCCTTGGCAGCAGCTTTTACTCGCTCACGAACTTCCGTTTCCCATTTTTTCTGATTCACTGATGCTTTTGAAATCTCAGCAATACCTTTACCAGCTTTTGCCATGAGCATGATGCGATCTGCTGGATCAGCATCAGGATTTTCTGAGTCTTGCAATGCAATAAGCGCATTAAATAATTCAGTCTGAACTAGCGATAAAACAGCAGAGCTACGCATATCGCTATCATCTGGAGCAGCATCAGCAATCATCATGGCTGCTTGAGTACTTGCCTGAACCGCTGCAAGTTTTTGTTCTATTTTCTGACCATAACGATGTACGCTTGACTTACTAACGTTATAACCGCGCTCTTGCAGGATTTTTGCAATTTCTTCATAGCCACAAAAACCCTGATCCATAAAACGCTTATCAAGCCAAGTTTTATCCTCAGCACTTAGCAGATCAATTGACGACTCTCTTGCCATGTGTCACCTCAGTTCCAGTACTTATCTGGACGGGCAATACCAGCTTGGCAATCAATGGTGTACTCCACAATATCTATACCTAAACGATCAAGCTTTGCATGCCAATGACCATCAGGCTGTTTTTTAATTTCAACCAGCTTACGCTCCTCTAAATAGTCCAATTGAACATGTAATTCTTGTGGGGTTGTATCAGCGTACAAAGCACGCATTACATCTAGCAATAATGTATCCAATGCTCCAAGTGGACGAGCTTTATCTAAGGCATTCAGTAAATGCCAACGCATACCTTCACGACGGATTTTTTGAAGATCAAAACTCATGGGGTAATTCCTTGCTTAATCTGAACTTTTTCAAGCTTTTCTGCTACAGCATCAAGCTTGGCTTCAATAACGGTTTGACCGCGAATATAGTCATCACGGGCAATGTAGCGGAAAGGCATATCAGCTTTAAATTCAAGGAATTTACGCTCAAGCTCTCGGACTTCTTCTTGACCCTTTATAGCTTGACGTGACACTTCCTCAATCTTCTGATTTGTTGATTCAAAGTTTTGCTGAATGTTTTTATTAATCTGGCTACCCATGAGCTTGATCATTCCAGCGACTGCGCTTAGCACAGCCGATAGAACTAAAAACACTTGATATGGTTCAAGCTCAATAGTCATACATTCTCCTTAAAAGTATCGGATGCAGGAAGCAAAGGTTTCTTCCGGTTCTGATCGATAAATCGAAAAATTACCCCGAGTGCTGACAAAACAGGTATGACATTTTCACGATTAGCCTCTGGTATAAGCGCTATAATTTCAGGTGGAACACCGTTGTATCCTACCCAAGCAATAACTATAAAAATCCAGTTAGATAACCATAGCCAGCCACTACGCCAGTTCTGTACAAGCCAGCGCTTTTTGAGCTTTACTGCAACACCTTGAATATATTGTGAATCAACTGGTTTATTTTGATTTACCAACCCATTTTGACTTTTGGCTAACTTACGTCGGAAACTTCGCTTCCATTGACTCATGCCACATCCTCCACACCGTATTTAAGATTCACGGCAACTCGCGCCATCCAACCACCACCAAATACTTTGACAGTGGAAATCTTTGAATAAAACTCAAGGCGTTTTGAATTGAATAAACTAATTAAGGTAAGTTGAGGTGTCTTACGAACTGCCGCTAAAGTTAAGGCACCCACAATACCATCGTCTTTTACACCAACAGCACGTTGCAAGAGTTTCCGAGCATTAAGCAAGCCATGATTTACTGCCGCATCAAAAAGCTGGAAAGCTATAGAAAATGGGAAACTGTCACAGCTCATTGCATTCCAATATTGGTCCTTATAAATCTTCTCAACAATATCCATCGGAATAACTTTCATTGAGCCTTTAAAGCCATATTGTCGTGCAACACTTTTTGTAATGCCGTAATTGGTTTCACCGCCTGGGTCTGAAGGATGATTAACATAACCACCTTCATGCTGAAGCACTCGTTTTAGAGCTTCTTGGAATGTTTTAGCCACAACAAAAAAACCTCATCAAATGATGAGGCTATGTTGCTATCTGAACTATTTTTTTATCAGGCGGAAATGCTTCCGCTCAGTTTTATCTATTCTCAGGTAAATCAAACATACCAACTAAATATGGTGCATGTGTTGTACCGCCCCCAGCATTAGAATAAGAAACTTTTCCAATGACTACACCACAAAACGTAGCATTAGATTCTTCAACCAAATCACCTGTAGACCCAATAGCTAAAACACGTGTTACGTCACTATAATTTGACACAATGCCTGCATGATATGCAGGAAAGTTTCCTGATCTATCTACTTGAATTTCTACAATATTACCAGTGACACATAACCGTTTCCCACGCTCATTGTAGGAATCTTTTAGGATTTTTCCCTTTGTAGTTGAGTCTAAAGCTTTAATATCTTGAAGAGTAGTATGTTTACTATTCATCCAAATCGCTAAAACACCTGCTGAAGCAGGAAATGCATCCACTTCATCAGACATAACCGGTTTAATCAAATTAAGAGCTTCTGGCAAACTCTTTGCGGCTAATAGTTTATCAACACCTTCTTGTTCAGGCGTTTTCTCAACAGCAGGCTGTGCAACTGCTGGCTGCGTCATATTTTCATTATCAGTTTGATGTGGAGTTGATTCCTTCGAGCAACCAATCAATGCAATAACCCCAGCAATTAAAATTAATTTTTTCATTATATTCTCACTTAAAAAGTACGCTTTATTCTTGAAACTTAGCATTAGAAGCTGCTGCAAATGTTAATAAACCGACAATAAATAGTATTCCAACAAATATTGATGATGTGAACTGAAGTAATATAAATGTTAACACTAGACATCCAACGCCAGTGTAATACATTTGGCTAACTCTTCTATCAAAAAAAGCTTTTCTTCTTCTAAGATCAATACGATACCAATAAGCCTGTATATCATATTTACAATATTCACACTCTTTATTGTCTCTATAAATCCAGCGTCGACATGATTCTCTTGGGCAGTACATTCCCTCTGGGTTATTGGGCTCAGGTGGGATAAACGTAGAATAATTTGTAAGATGGTTTTCAATACCGACTACTTTCGTTTTTATAGGATTTGCAACATTAATATCTACATATTGTTGTTTAACTCTATACCGTTCACTCATATTAAGCCCACCCAATCAATTATTTTTTATTCCCACTATAGTTCCATTTTTAGGTTTCTTAACTTTGACTGTTGCCTTTTGAACTGAACCAAAGTGGTTATCCTGTTGATTATTATCACCAACTTGCTGACCTTGAACAGTATTTTCTTTATTTATAACGACATTTTCTGTCGCCTGTGAACTACTTAATAAAAGCATAAGAATTTTATTTTTTACATCCGATGTAGCTTCTCTGAATTTACTCAATAAAAGATTTTCTTCAATTGGCAAATCTGGCTCTTTACCAGAGATCAAATAATCAAATGAATAACCCGTAAGCTGTTGAAGTTTATTTATAAATTCAAAATCAGGTGATCTTTCATCATTTTCATAACGTTGCAGCGTAGTCGTACCGACATCTAACTTTTCTGCAAAAGAAGCTCTTGATTCTTTTCCACGAATGCTTCGAATACGACTACCAAAAGAATCAGACATAACAAATTCTCAAAAATAAACCCAAAGGGGTTGATTGTTTAACCCGAACGGGGTAAATTCACCTTATTAGTGATGCTTTAAAGCACCATCTAAACACCACTAAAAGGAGCAAGACATGCAAACCAAATCCGCACCTTTAACGAAGGAACAGATCAAAGAGAACCTTCGTAGCCAAGGTAAAACCTTGGCGCAATTCGCAAAAGAAAATGGCTTTGATGTTCATGACGTTTATCGAGTGATTGGCGGATCACGTAAAGGTCATTATGGCAAAGGTCATCAAATTGCTGTGGCTTTAGGACTAAAAGTCCCACCTCAAACTGCCGATATAGATTAACCGCTTTTTATACCTTTTTTAACCCTTTTTTATACCAAATCATTAAGGAGAGCAAAATGGATAAGAGCGGAACAGCACTAGGTCTAATCGCTATCTTTCTTATTTTTTTAGGTTTTTTTGGCTGGTTTATGGCTGAACAAGACAATGAAATTTTACGCAATGAACTTGTATCACTCAAATATGGGAGTGGTCACTAATGTCAGCAACAAATAAATCAGCAGCAAAAGTTTTAACAGTCTTATTCGCGTTGCGTGGTCACTACATTGCTGGCGTTAGCAATAAACAACTTTCTGAAAGCCTAAATGAAACACCTGTGTTTATCACACGTGCATTACAAACGCTCGAAGCAAATGGCTGGGCAGAAAAACGTGACAACGGCAACTATGCACCAAGCATGAAAGCAGTTCGCTTTGGTATGGCATGCAAAGAAGAATGTGAACGTGTTCAAGCTCGTATTGATGAATACAAGCAACGTCTAAATACACAGTTTTAATAAGGGTTCGTTATGAGCAATGAAGTAATCACTGAAGTCGACTTAATTCATCAACACACGCAATCAGTAGCGGGGCTGGCAACTCAACTTGGTTATGACGGTGCATTAACTGTTGGTGCATTAGAAGATGAAATTCGCTTTTATCAAATGCGTACAGTTGAAGCATGCATGGAATTAGGCAAACGCCTATTAATCCTTAAAGAAATGACTGCACATGGCGAATTTGAAAAGCGTATCGAAATATTAGGCTTAAGCCCTCGTATGGCAAGAAAGTTCATGTCAGCCGTTTTGAAATTTGCAAATCGGAATTCGAATTCCGTTTTACAAGCAGCAAAAACTCAAACAAAACTTTTAGAACTAGTTGTATTAGATGATGACGACTTAGATTTTATTGAACAAGGCGGCAGCATTGGCGCTGTTTCATTAGACAGTATTGACACCATGTCTACACGTGAACTTAAGCAAGCTCTACGTGATGCCAAGGCCGATAAAGATGCAGCCGACCTTTTGCTTAAAAAGAAAGATGAAAAACTTAATGAGCTAGATGCAAAAATCACAAAGCTTCAGAGTCCAGTTCAAATCAAAAAACGTGCTGAATCTGAAGAACAACTCATTGCTGCTAAAGCTTTAGAAGAAGCAACCAGCGCTTGCCTCACCATGCACAACGATACTGTACGTTTTAAAAATACAGTCAACTCTGTTTTAGACACGATCAACGAGCATGGCCTTTACAACATCCAAGAGCAACTAGAAGCCCTCGTTATCAGCGCATTTCAACAGATTGCCCAAACTAGTGTCGAATTTGGAATCCAAATTGATTTTGAAACAATGGTGAACCCAGCATGGTTACCTGCGGATCAAGACGCTGCTCCATTTGATGCAACAAACGTGGAGCAGTAATCATGACAAATCCAAACTTAGCAAAACAAGATTACTTGCGCGAAATTGCAGCCAAACTTGCAGCTGCCGAGTTTGGTGGGAAAGCTGCGATTGTAAAAACTGCATGTGACTTTTTAAGTCTTAGCAAACCGCAACTTTACCGTGAACTTGAAAAAGTAGGTTTCAAATCTGAACGTAAACAGCGCTCTGATAAAGGCAAAACAGTTGTGCCGACTGAAGTTGCTGAAATGGTCGGCGGTATGGTGCATGTAGCAACTCGTGCCAACGGTAAAAAGACATTGCCGATGACTACTGCACTGGAAATGCTTATCGCTGACGGTAAAGCACCAAAGGTGTCAGCAGCTACAGTTGCGCGTGTCATGAAACAAAACATGTGCCACCCAAAACAACTTGCTACACCATCGGCACATACACAGCAAAAATCGCTACACCCCAACCACGTTTGGCAAGTCGATGCATCTATCTGTGTTTTGTTCTACTTGCCTAAAGGCGGTATGCAAGTGATGGATGAGAAAAAGTTCTACAAGAACAAGCCAGCCAATGTAAAGAAAATCGAAAATGACCGTGTGATTCGTTATGTCATGACTGACCACTATTCAGGCTCAATTTATGTTGAGTACGTGTACGGAAGTGAAAGCTCTGAAAACTTAATTGAGATTTTCTTAAACGGTATTCAAAAACGCTCTGCTCAAGAACCAATGCACGGTGTTCCAAACATCCTCTACACAGACAAAGGTTGTGCAAACACGAGTGGATTATTCAGGAACTTACTTGAGCGCCTAGATGTAACTTTCATACCCCATGCGACTGGTAATTCACAAGCAAAAGGCCAAGTTGAAAACGCTCAAAATATTGTTGAAACACAGTTTGAAGGCCGTCTGCGTTTCATGCAGATCAACAATATCCAAGAGTTAAATGCAAAAGCAGCGGATTGGCGCATGTTTTGGAATGAAACCAAAATTCATAGCCGTACTAAGCGTAGCCGCAATGCAGTCTGGCAAACCATTAAGCCTGAACAATTACGCATTGCTCCACCGATGGAATTATGCCGAGAACTTATCAGCACAGTACCAGTTGAAAAAACAGTTAAAGCAAATCTGACCGTCAGTCATGCCATTCAAGGCTATGGTTCACAAGACTATGACGTTCGCCATGTGGATGGGGTTTATCCGAAAGCCAAGTTGCAGATTGTAGTGAATCCATACCGTGCGCCATGCATCGATGTATTGACCAAAGATCAGCACGGCAATGAAGTCATTTTCACATGTGAACCGTTGCAGGTTGATTGGGTTGGTTTTGGAAATGATGCAGCTGTAATCGGTGAAGAGATCAAAGCAATGCCACAGAGCGCAATTGATGAAAACCGCAAACGCATCCTCAAGAACGCTTATGGCGCTGACACACTTGAGCAAGTTGACAAAGCCATTGCGAAGAAAAAGCCAGCCTATGAAGGTCAGCTCAATGCTATGGCCGATGTTGCAGCTGTTGAAGTTCCGACCTACATCAAGCGTGCTGGTGAGCAAGTCACTACACCAAAACAACGTCGTGAATCTGCACCTATTTCAACAGTAGAAGCAGCAAAAGAAATCCGAGGCTTAATCGGTGACCTGTGGACCACAGATCACTACAAAGCCCTCAAAAAATCTTATCCAGATGGTTTAGTCCCTGCCGATGCAGTACGTGAAATTGCTGAAGCAATCAAGGCTGAACAAGAACTTCCACAACAACGACCACAACTTCGCGTTGTCGGTTAAGGAGCAACCATGAAACAACAAGACTGCTCGACAAAACTCAAGGATCTAATTTTAGACAACGGAATTATACAAGCTGACTTAGCTCGTTACGTACAGCTAAGCCCGTCATCGATCAACATCATCATCAACTGCCTGAGATGGCCGAAGAAGAATACTGATTTTGTGAAAGCCCGTTTTAGAGAGTTCTTGGTCAACGCAAAGATTAGCGAGTTAGAAATCGACAACGCATTCAACGAAATGTTTGATGCACCACCACAAAAAACGCTTCTCGAAAGACTTGGCTCTGAAGCAGCAAGTGAAAGAGAACTTGATCATGTGTATCGCGCTTTAGTAGCACGGCACGGAAACAAACAAATTAATGAACTTTTAAATGAGGACGAACAAGCCATGTTGCTCGCAAAACAGTCGTTGACTCCACAAGCTAAAAAACTGTTTGGCTTGTTTGACAACCCTTTTACAAATGAAGTTCGCGCAGTTGAAGAACTGTTCTTGAACAGCGACATCAACTATGTGCGTCAAGCCTTATATCAGACAGCTAAACATGGCGGATTCATTGCAATTTCAGGTGAATCAGGTTCGGGCAAATCGACTTTACGACGCGACCTTCAAGACCGTATTCGTCGTGAAAAATTACCAATTTTGGTTATCGAACCATACGTCATAGCAACTGAAGATAATGACATTAAAGGTAAGACGCTTAAATCAAGCCATATTGCTGAAGCAATTATTAATACGGTCAGTGCTGGTCAAGAAAAACCACGCATATCTGCCGAAGGTCGTTTTCGCCAAGTCCATACGATTTTAAAAAATTCAAGCGAAGCTGGTTATAGCCATTTATTGATAATTGAAGAAGCTCACAGCTTGCCAATCGCTACTCTTAAACAATTAAAGCGTTTCTTTGAATTAGAAGACGGCTACAAAAAACTTATCGGAATCGTCTTAATTGGTCAGCCGGAACTTGCAAATAAATTAAGTGAGCGTAACCCCGCAGTTCGTGAGGTTGTACAGCGCTGTGAGAGCGTAACACTTGACCCTTTAACAAACACTTCATTAGTTGAGTACTTACAACACCGAGTTAAAAGCGTTGATAAAAAGCTGGAGTCGATCATCACTGAAGACGGCATTCAAGCAATTGTAGATCGCTTAACTCATATCAATAGCGCTGGCAAAACCACACGCTCACTTTTATATCCACTTGCCATTGGCAACTTAATTACCAGTTCAATGAACCTCGCAGCGGAAATTGGCGAGGACGTTATCACCCGCGACATCGTGATGGGGGTTTAAGCCATGAATTTTAATTTAAAAAATGTACTCACTGTGAGCTTTACGCTTTGGGCCTTCTCAGTTGCTGTCGTGATGGCTGTATTAGGAGGTTGCAATGGATAAGGAATACGTCATTTGCATTATTTGCATAACGGTCATGGTCGTTGGAAGTGCAGGATTTAATGCATTAAGCAAGATTTTTGGAGGTTGTCATGGCTGATTTTGCAGATGTAGCAAGCACTTTGTCTGAACAGGATTTAGACCATGCACTTGCCAACATTAAACACTTTGACCAAGTCAGCAACTATGAATGTGATGACTGCGGTGCAGAAATTCCAGAGCGTCGTCGCGCTCTAGGCAACGTAAAGCTTTGCATTGACTGTCAAACAGCAGTTGAAAGCAAATCCAAGCATTTTCGAGGTGGTCTATGAACACTAATCAAAAGCGCGAAAACTTCAAAAAAGACTTAAACAAGTTAGTTGATAACAAGCATGCAGTTATTCCCAATGAACTTACATGGGAACAGCTTCAGAAAATTTCTGATGATCCAGAGTTCTTTGAACTGTACCAAGAAGCCCTACAAGGTGACTCTGGTGAAGACTGTGCTTGCTTAATTATTAAAGCAATCCACAACGCTTTATTGCGACTTGTTGGGAGCCATTGAATGAGAACTAGATGCCCAGCTTGCGGAGCAACCAACAGCCTAGATGCCCTATTAGGGCATGGTGAAGCCAGCAAAGCGTTTGTTGCTTCACTAAATCTGGTTGGTGATTTAGCTACGCCACTGGTCAAGTATTTGGGGATGTTTCGTTCTCAAAATCGTGAACTTACTTTTGAGCGTACAGCTAAGTTACTTGGTGAAATTGCTGCGGATATTAACGCGCAGCAAATCAATCGTGGTCACCACAGTTATTCAGCTCCTAAAGCAGCATGGATCTGGGCAATCAACACAATGCTTGAACGTCGTGACCAAGGCAAATTGCAACTGCCATTAAAAAACCATGGCTATCTGTATGAGGTGATCAGTTCATTCAAGCCAGAAAATGCACCAGCACCAACAGAACGCCGAGCAGCTGCTGCACCACGAGCGAAAACTGAAGAAGAACGTGCTGCTGAACAAGCTGAACATGAACGTCAAAAGCATACACGCCCAAATCTAAGCGTTACCGAAATGCTTGGCTTTACACAAATGAATAAGAAACAGCCTGAGCGCGGGCTGAAGAACATCCCCAAGGAACAACTTATGGCGCATGTCGCTCAGAACAAGCAGCCAAATGAATCTTTAGAACAGTGTTACCAACGCCTCAAGGCTGCGGAAATTGAATCAGAACAAGGAGCTACACATGAATAAGCCTATTACAGAAGGTTATTGGGAAAACGCTTCAGGTGCATTTGTACCAGAAGCCAATGTCAAAGAAATTGACAAATTGCGTGATCAAACAGTTCGCAAACTTCATGAGAAAGCAAAAGAAATCCATGACCTTTTAGCGGAGTTCAAGGTTGAAGGCTTTGCTGATATTGCCAGCTTTATCCAAATTTCTACCGACCAATACGGTGCAAAAGTTGGTGGCAATAAAGGCAACGTAACGCTCATGAGCTATGACGGACGTTTAAAAATCCAACGCAATATCGCGGAAAACATCAGCTTTGATGAACGTTTGCAGGCTGCAAAACAACTCATTGATGAGTGCCTTGAAGAATGGACTGAAGGCAGCCGTGACGAAATCAAGGTCATCATTAATAACGCATTCCACGTTGACAAAAAGGGAGACATCAGCACTACCAAAGTACTCGGATTGAAACGCATTGAAATCAACCACCCGAAGTGGAAGCAAGCAATGCAAGCCATTTCGGACAGCATCAACATCATTGGCAGCAAAGCCTACTTACGTTTTTACACTCGCGATGATTCAACTGGTGGTTACTTACCGCTATCTCTAGACATCGCATCTATTTAAGGACGCAAAAAATGTACTCAGTTAAAGCACTTGAACCACAGCTAAATGATGATCCGCAAGCCCTGTTTGCAATCACCCGTGATGACGACGTTTTGGTCGGTCATTTCTACCACCACGAACATGCAGAAATCGCATGTGCTGCACTTAACCAAGCTCAAACATCAACTGAAGGAAATATTACTCATGAATAAAACAGAACTTACGAAACATGTTGCTCAACGTGCTGGTCTAACTCAAACCCAAGCATTAGCTGCTATTTCAGCCCTTGAAACAACTATTACCAATGTACTTAGAGGTGGTGGTGACGTGACTTTGATTGGCTTTGGTTCATTCACAGTAAAAGAACGCGCTGCGCGTACTGGCCGTAATCCAAAAACTGGTGAAGAGCTACAAATTGCAGCGGCAAAAGTACCTTCATTCAAAGCAGGTAAAGCTCTTAAAGAGGCTGTTAAGTAATGGCAACAAAAGTAAATCACTTAGATGCTCTTGAAAAGAAAGGTCTAAGAGTGGTTCGGAAGTTCAACCTTTGTGGTTATTTCGAGTACCACGTATTGGACAGTAACAATCAAAGAATTGCGCGGGACACCGTTCAACAACGTGCCATTGATATGGCTTTGAACACACTTCAAGCCTAAACAACTAACTATAAGGAATTTTAAATATGAGTAATCAAAAAGAGCAAACAGCTTTTGCAGATTTAAATGTGGCAAAGCTTGTTGAAGATACAGTTTTTTGGTTTGAACAACGAATAGAAACCTTAAATGACATTGTGAATTGTGATGGCAATGTTGTGTTGGCTGGTGAAGGTGGTGAAAAAAAATTAAATGATGAACAAAGCGTTGCATTTAAGGCAGGTATTTCAACTGCAATCAGTCTAATTGGCAAATTCCCTTTAAGCCTAGACCGCACTGTAAACCCAATTGACCTTGATGATTTAGAAGCATAAGCGAAACACAGGCATTCGTGCCTGTGTCTACTGGATGTCGTGATCCAGTACTGATGAGCAGCGATAGGGAGAACCATCCAAATGAAAAAATGCACTGTTGGTAAACGCCACAAATGGGAACACATCAAGAATGTTCAATTAACAACACGAACTAGCCGCAGTATTTCTATCAGCATAAAAGGTTTCTACAAATGTGCTTGTGGGGCTAAAAAATTAGGATACACACAATGATTAAGGTTGAAGATTTAGAAAAGTTACCACCTGAAGTGGTGGAAAGTTTGGGAGAAGTATCGTGAGTGAAATTAGACCTTATATACACATGGAACTGTCCCCAGAAGAACAGCAGATTATTTTAGAGCGTCGAGCTGAAGAAGCCCACATCGCCGCAACTGAAGCTTTTCAAATTAAAGCATTAAATGTTGCAAACCTTTGGATGCAATGGTCTGAGAAAGAAGGCTCTGGGCTAACACTTTCAACATTTCAGTCATCTTATGAATTTAATTATTTAGAAGCTGACTTACCTCTAATGTATGAAGCTGTGAAAAAAATTATGCAGGTAGTTCATAGCCTCCAAGTTCCAAGGGAGAAGTCACAATGCTAGTACTTGCGCTGCTGCTTGTCCTTATTATTGGCTTCTACAATTGTTTTAATGAAGCAAAACTTGCATGGAAAGCACGAAAAAATACAGGTTTAACAGTTTTTGAACGTCGTTCAAATATTTGTAAAGCTGGCTCATTTCTAACTCTTGCAGTACTTGCCTTAATTAGCCTTTGCGACACAGCTAAGGGAGTATTTTGGTAATGAAATTCAATAAAAAAGCTAATCTGATCAAACTAATCCATGTGGGCAAAACAAAACTTGGTTTAGATGATGAGCTTTACCGAGACATTCTTACCAGCACTACTGGTAAAACCAGTTCAAAAGATTTGAACCTAGCACAGCTTGAAGCTGTGCTGGATCGCTTCAAACAACTTGGCTTTGAAGTTGAATCAAAAAATAAATCAGGTGTTAAGAACTTAGCAAGTGATGCGCAAAGCAAATTGATTCGTCATCTATGGTTGCAACTACATGCAGCTGGTCATGTCAAAAACAGTAGTGAAAAAGCTTTAGCAAAATTTGTAGAGAACAAGGTTGGTGTGAGTGCATTGCAATTTATGAGCAGCCACCACGCAGACATGATCATTACTCACTTACGACAATGGTGCAAACGTTGCGGCATTGAAAGAACAGAACAATAAGTAAGTAAAAACCCCAGTGCGCCAACACTGAGGTTTTAAATTCCACCCACCGACGAAAGCAAGAGGAGATAAATCATAAGACTGCTAAATCTTAACATGGGATAACAGCGGGAGCAATTATGGTTTATCGTCCTCACATCACTGATGCACAACAATTATTTTCTGATGAAGAACTCATTGCACTTATGCCCAAAAACTTTGCATTTGTGGCGAAGCTTATCGGCATAAAACCAGCTTTGAGTCTTATTGAGAGCTATGGTGGCATCTTAGTTTTTGTACCCCATAAGCACGCTTTAGGCATTCATCATGAGCTTTCACAGATCATCGGTTATTCAAAGCTACAGCTGCTCTCAGAGCATCTAGGGAACAATTCAATAGAAGTGCCTATGGCGACAACAATCACGATTGCGATGCGTAATAGAACTATCCGTGAAATGGCCGCAAGGAAAGAAAGCCGTTCCAAAATTGCCCGTAAATTTGGCGTGACAATCAGAACAATCCGCAGTATCGTAAATGGCGAAGAAAAGCTTAAATTCCATTTAGACCAGAATCTGGATTTATTCGAATAA